AAATCTGAAAGATCAAAATCTACTTGCTGATTTCTTTCTATGATTACTCTAGGATTAATAGATGAGATCTCACCAGCATAAGAACTGGTGATGTTTATTACATTTGGAGTAAGATTTATAGACTCATAAAACTCATTACATAATTTAATTGTATTTTGATCTACAACATAAACATAATATATGCCATTATTAGTCAATCCTCCAGGAGAAGTAGTAGCAGTAGATACAATTTTTTGACCATTCACATAACCATGTTTAGAGATGGTAATAGAGTTACTAGAAACATCAATATCAGATTCTGAAAAACTTCTAGGATTTATAACTAATCTTCTATTATAATCATTATAAGCAACTTTTATAGTAGTTGTTATTCCTGGATTTACTTTTAATGTTACAGAATCAGATGCCCTAAGACCATGAGTAGATGATGTAGATACTGTTACCAAAGATCTATTAAGTTGTCCAGATAAAACATTAGAATAATTAGTTTTAAAACTATGGTATAAACCAGTTCCAATACCAGTAAAGAATAAAGTACTAATATTTGTTGTACTATTAATTCCCACAAAAGATCCAGTAGAACCTACTCCTACTCTAGCAGTAGCAATACCAATCAAATCTTTTGATAAAGGAGCTGCATATAGTGTTTGTTCATTAGATAGAATAAACTCCATTGTACCATCAGTAGAAACCCCTAGAGCAGTCCCTTCGTTGGTTCTATAGGTCAATGCATCTCCAGACTTTAATCCATGATCTTTAAAGTAAATTGATTTGGTGGGAACAAATATTTCACTAATACCTGTTCCTGGATTAGAGAAGAATAACGTAGATCCAATTCCAACTCCAGAAACATTTCCTAAAGATACAGATTCTTTAGGATTGAAATATAATTCCCTATTAAGTGTATAGTCAGATTTATTTTGTGGGTCTAGAGGAGAGAAATGTAATCGTCTTGGATTTTGACTAATAAGAGAAAAAGATGTATGAGAAGATCCTATTGTAGAATCATATTGTCTGATAATTCTAATTCTAGAATCTTCTTTATCTACATTTAATACTTTTATTTTTTCAGTTCCTATACCAAGAATATCATTCTCTCTAATAAAATTGGGTTCTAAATTACCAATTACATTAAAGAAAGTTACTATACCTGTAGTAGATATTCCTGCTACATCTCCAAATAATTTAAACTGTTCTGTTCTTATTCCTACTGGTTGGATGTAGTTATTACTTAATCCATTTGTATTTAAACCACTAATTACTACAAATTCATTTTGATATAGATTATGAGGAATAGTAGTATAACCTACAAACTTAGAAGTAAACTCATCTGGAATAAACTCAACATTTGAAAATACTGTGTTAGCAACACTAATTTGATTGATAGTTTTACCTTGAATAGATCCTACAGTAGCATGAGCACCATATCCACTAGATCCTTCATTATCAAATACTACATAATCTCCAATTCTATAATTATATCCTCCAGTAGAAACTCCTATATTTGATAATGAACCAGCAGAAGTTTCAGTAACATAAGTTTTTTGTTCATTAATATTACTAGGATTAATTAAGAAATCATATTTTGTTTTGTTAAAAAGGAAATTATAATTATCAGTATTTCTAACTAAATTTGTTTTATTAAGATCCGTATTATCTTGATTAGATAGACCTTCAAAGTTGTATTGTATTGGTTCATACTTATAGGAATTACCTATAAAATAAGGAAACTGAGGTCTTCTATAATTTTTAAATGACCCTTCAGAATCTCTAACAGTTGGATTTATTGTAGAAAAATAAGCATAAATGCCATTTGGATATTCTGGAGTTTTGCAGAATCTACCATTATGTTCATCTAAATCTTTGTCTGTTGAATGAACATAATCTTCTACAAAAAATCCATTAGGATATATCTCTTTCCCATCAGAAGTTAATGGATTTGGTCTATAAGAAGATATAGACACTGAATATCCAGATTCTATAATTTTAATAGAACCACCTGAATTAGTTGAATATCCATAAGGTCCATAAATTGGAGAACCATCATAAGACCACCCAAGAATAGGAGAGTGAACTCCTGAAGTTTGTTCTATATCATTTTCCAATCTTAAATCAGGAACAAAAACTTCTTTATCTCCTACAGTCTTTTTCAAATAAGTAGATTGTCTTAACTTTCTAGGTGCATATAAGTGAGAATATTGTAATTGATAATCGGAATTTAAACCATTAGTTACTATTCCATCATCTGAGGTAATTTGATCATTTTGTAATAATCTTTCAAAACTATTAATAACCCATGTTTTTGGATTAGCGTATAAATCACATTCCCTTCCATTTGGTGTTACAAAAACATTAGTATTTGATGAAGTATATCCAATTCCACTATGAATAACTTTAACTGATTCTATAGCACCAGATTTTAATATAGGAAGAAGAACACATCCATTTCCTTCTCCATAAGCAGATAATATGGGAGCTGAATTATATTCAGTACCAGAGTTAAGAACAATAACTTCAGTTATTTTTCCTTCTACAGATACTACTGGAAATAATTGAGCATCTTTACCAGATTTTAAACTAAAAGTAGGTTGTCTATTATAGTTGATAACATCTGATGAACCATAACCAACTCCACCATCTACAACATATACTGATTTTATAGATCCTTTTCCTACAGGTCTTAATTTAGCATTAAAATCCTGCCCAGAGAAAGTTGAAACTCCAATATTACCATCAACTGTTACTTTAATAGGAGGGTAATTAAATTCATGAAATCCTAGACCACCATCTGTTAAATTAATATATTTTTTATTTCTTATATAAAAATTAGCTGGTGTAGACCCTACTCCTACAGCAGATAATTTAAATGAATCACCATCAACCTTTGTTACATAATAATCTGTTAAAGTTGCAAGTCCAGAAATAACAGTTCCTTTAGTATCATATCTAATAATTTCTCCATCAGAATATCCATGATTTTTAATAGAAATTTTATTTGATGCTGTATTAATTCCAGATGGATTAATAGAAGTTAATCTATTAGTGTACAAAGATCCAGAATTACCAATACTAACTGAACTGATTATTCTCTTTTTAGATTGACATTTTAACTCTTGAATACCTACTCCATATGCAGTAAGACTTATAGTAGAAACTCCTGCTATAGCATCACCATAATTTTTATGTAAAGATACTGTAGTAGCATTTTTAACACAGCAGAAATATGCAGCATTAGTAGTTAATCCAGATATAGCTGTTTGACCCTCTGTATTATAAGAAACTAACTCACCATCTCTAAATTTATGAAAAGTTGAAAATCCTATAGTATTACTTGTAAGATTAACTAATCCTGCAGTTTCTATAGAATTAAATTCTACATTATGATCTTTAGCAATCAAATTTGGAGATGCTATACATCCCTTTCCATTTCCTCCAGTTATCTTTATAGTTGGAACTGTAAGATAGTCAAAACCACCATCTTCAACATCTATTCTTTTTATAGAACCCTGAACTTCACAGAAAGCAGAACATCCAGTTCCAACTGCATCAGAAACAGATACTATAGGAGGATTTACTATATCATAAAATTTTCCCTCACTAACTACTGAAATTTCTTCTAAAGGTCCATAATTGACTACATCATTAGATTTATAATTAACAATCTCTACTCCATTTACCAATATACCAGTTTTTCCAGTTCTTGTTGGATTTGAAAATTTAGATGGTATTGATGCATGAATTTTTCTTAATAACTTTTGAGATTTTATGTTCTTTTGATAAAAATTTGAAATTTTAAATATATTATCAGATACACTTCCACTAAAAGATACAAATACATTATTGTTTATATTTGCACTACTTTTACTAAGTTTTATAGTATTAACATCAATCTTTTTAATAAAATATTCATCTTGAGTGATATCTAATTTATTATCACCACTACCACCAACATAAGTTACTTTTTCTCCAGTAATTAATCCATGGCTAGGAATAGTTATTTCAGTACTATTATTAAAACTACCAGAAAATATAATATCAGTTTTACGAATATCTAGAGCTTCATTAAAATAGTTTGGGATAGAAGGAGAAGCAATATAGGTATTTTGATTACCATCTGAGTAAGAATTTTGAATATTTGTTGAAAAAATATTAGCACTAGGATAATTACTTAAATTTGCCTTAGATAATAATCTTTTAATTCTATAAACAGTATTAGAAGATAATTCACCAGCACCTTTAACTAAAACTTCTTTAGAACTAATAAGAGAAATAATAGAACATTGTACATCATTAATTAGAGCGTTATCACCTACAACAAAAATATGATTATCAAAAAGAGTAAGTTTATATGTAAAGTTTGATTTATCAATAAGATCAATTGATTGAACATCATAAGTTATTGAAATATTGTTAAATAGACTTTTATTGACTATATTTGTAACATTAGAACCAAGACCTTTGGGTTTAATAATATCTCCTACTTCAGTATTATAATTTCCCTGAAAAGCATAATCTAATTTTGAAAGAACACCTGTTACTCTAACTTTGACTACATTTGCAGTTCCTACTCCAGAATATCCATAAGCATAAGAACTGGATAAAAGATCTTGAGTTGGATCAATACTTCTATCAATCCCAGAACATCCATAAAATTGATTAAAGGATTTTGAATCATAAGTTATAGTAGAAGATGTTCCATCATCAAAATTAGCAAGTAAAGTACCAGCAGTTCCAAAACCAACAGTAGAGTCTACGCTCATAACCGTAGATCCTATGGAAATAGAATCTACTAATTTGGTATTTGGGTGAATAGAAAACTTGCCAGTTACTCTAGATGAAGTTGGAGTATAATCCAAACTTACTTTATAATAAACCTTATTATCTCTAATAATTTTTTCTACATCATTAATAGCTCCTATAGCTTTAGGAAAAATACCATCAGAATCTTGAAATAAATTCCTATTGATAAGATCTGCAGGATCTCCATCAATAGGTTCTACTACTAATTGTTCTGAAATTTTATAATTGCTTGCTGATGGAATAAAAAGAGAATCCCTTGGTTTTAGGACATTTACATCTTCTCCATATAATGCTCTAAACAAAATTTCAAATGATTTATCAGTTCCTTTAGATGAATAAAAATCTTTTGATTGTTTAAGAAATAATCTTTTATTAATATCTGAGGATAATGTTCTTTCTTCAAATCCAGGAGTAATTTGCTTTTTTACTTTCTTAAAAAATTCTTGTAAAAAACGAATACTCAAATTATTAACTACTGATCCTGATGAATGAGTAGAAATACCAGAATTGGTAAAAACTAACTCATCTGTATGATTTGGATTTCTATACGAAGTAATTCCACTAAATCCACGTGAACATCCAGTAAAGGAATTAGTAGTAATTCCAGTATATGTAATAATTTCAGAATCTATCTCAAGTAATCCAAATGAATCTGGAAATCCTGTAGTAGAATCTACAGTTATAGTATTATCAGCAATTCCTACATTAGTTGAAAGATTTGTAGATTCTATAAGATCTGTTAACTCATCAACTTTAATATATTTGTCAATATTTTGCAATACATCTAATGTTGACCCTTGACCTTCTAAAGCAGTATAATATTGTGCTAAAAATTCACCAGCAAGAGGAAAATCCGCTCTTATGAAATCTGGCAGTTGATTTTTAACAACTGAACTAATTTTGACTCTTGTATTTTTTGGCATTATTTTTTAATATGTGCTTGAAGAGGGATTTGTAGTAGTGCCTAAAACATAGGTATCAGATTGAACCAAATTAGTATTCAAAGACTCAGCTTCAGTTAATCTAGCTATATCACCACTGGTATAGCTGGAAGTTGCTGTATAAAGATTTCCTGCTGTATTTGCACCAGATGATATTACATCTGAAACCATATCAACAGTACTATTACTATTATCTAGTTGCAAATAAAGATCCTGTAATCCAATCACATCATTTGACTCAGGACAAGCAGAAACTTCAATAATTGAAACATCTTGAACCTTTTTGGAAGTTCCTGTGATATTAACTGCATCTAACATGATTTCACCCTTTTCATAATCAATGGTTCCTACATTGTTACTTACAACTACAGGACCAGACTTAGATTGCAACTTAAATAAGAACAATTTTCCTGTTCTGCGATTAGCATTAGGTTTATCTGACATATAGAGAGTATCTGCTACTCCAAATACATTAAACCCAGATGATTTGACATTATAACCATTATTGTTCTTTATATAGAATGGATTTCCAAAACAAAGTTCATATTCCACTCTTTGACCTAATCTGGGTTGCATATCCCTTCTTATTTCAATTTTAGTAATATTAGATGTTATTGATTGATTGCTATTATCAATAATTCCTTGGAATTTACTATATTTAAATTTTGCTCCATATTTGTTCATTTCTGTTGAATCAGAATACTTATTAATATTATCCATCACTACAGTTTTGACTGCATTTGCATCAGAAGCTAAACTTGGGTTATAATAAGCATTAACATCTACTTCAATGAACAAATATTTAAGATCTTGTATTTCAGTAACAATTCCAGCAACAGAATACTTCCTTAATAAGGTATTAAGGTTATTTTTAATGGAATCTGGCACATAAGGACCATAAAATGGTTTTATAGTGATAAAAACCTTTCCATATTGAGGTGGACTTAATTCTTCTCCTCCAAAAACTGAAACTGACTCAGTTTCTGGGTAAATTTTAGGAATTAATGCCTCATAATCACCTGCTGTGACTGCTCTATTGTAAGTTGAGTAAATTTTAGGTGCAAAACGCTTTACAGAGTCAACAGATTCAATTTCTTTACCTCCAATAGACTCATTTACAGTAGAAAGTAAAGAAATTCCTGTACTTACAAGGTTATTGTTGTTATCTACTATTCTTCCATTGAAAGAAAAGGATGAAACACCATTTGCTGCCTCTCCATTACTGGTAATATAGGAAACTTCAATATAATTCAGTGATTTTAACTTTTCTCCAAACACTCCATCACCAAAAATGAGTTCATATCTCTGATCTTCTACTTCTTGAATGAAATAGACCCTAGAAGAGGAGGTAACTTCTATTAAAGTATCAGAAAATACATATTTTTTAGAAGATGTACTTGATTCAGTGTCTCTTACAGTAACTTCTAGAGTAGAAGTATCAATATTTGGGTTTTCTAAGGTATATCTTGATGGTGGAGCAGGTGTTTCTGATGAAACAGTGAAATTTGATGTTAAATATGACCCTTCATAGATTGTAACATTACTAAAAGTGGCAATTCCATCAACTACAGGCACTGTTATATCACTTGGAATGCAAAAAGAGTAACTTTCTGACCCAAAAACTGATGATGAAGTTGTTACAATGCCTTTTTTAAGTGTTAAGGTAACAGGTTTAGTAGTAAAATCAGTTGTATTTACAAAAAATGAGATTATTGCCTTTGCTGCAGTCCTTGATCTGGGTGTATAACCAATATTTCTTGCTAATGCTACTACATTTTCCCTCAAAGTAGCACTATCTATGAAAACCTCATTGCTAATCATGTTAGCATTGTATGAGGAGATGTAAGTATTGTATGCTAAGACATCAATTATGTTAGAAAGATTAGATCCTTCAAAATCATAATCAGTAAAATCAGAATTTTCCCTCAAATAATCAGTAAGTGAGGTCTTTATCTGATCAAAATCTAGGTCTGTAAAGTTTACTAATGCCATTTATCTTGTTGACTGTAGTGCAAAGTTTAATTGTTGAGGAAGAGCTTCAATTCCTATAACATCATAGATGACTGTAACATCAAATTCATTGTTATCATAGTTAGGTTTCACTAAAACATCCTTTAATTTTACTCTTGGTTCAAATTTAATGATAGTTTCTTCAATTTCATCCCTTATAGATGATGCAGAAATCTCATCTAGGTTGTCAAAGAGCACTTCACTTACTCTTGAACCCAGATCTTCATTAAAAAATCTTTCTCCTGGAGTAGTAAGCACTAGATTCCTAATAGCACGTGCAATTGCAGTCCTATTTTTGACAGTGATTAGGTCTTCATTAATAGGATTTACCTCAAAAGACATGCTAATGTCCTTAAATCCCCTACTAATCCTTTCTACAGGCATAAAATTAAGTAATTATAAGTTTATTTATGAGGGTTTTTACGCAAAAAAAAGAGACCCTTAGGTCTCCTTGCTATCTTCCTTGTCCTCTATACCTTTTTTTAGGTTTATTTGAACTGGTAGCAGCATACTTAGTGTGTTTTCCAGTTCCTTGACTTGTTTTCTTGGGTATGGTTTCTACAAACTCATTTCCAGAGAGAGATTTTCGCACAGGCATTAGTTTTCTTCCTCCAAA